ATTAAAGAATGTACTACCTAACTCTCTAGGTTGTAATTTGTGATTAAATTTAACTGTATAATTTTTTGTAGTATTATATTCTACTGTTAATCTTTTCTGTAGTTTTAAAACAATATTTAATGATTTTATAGAATCACTACTTTTTAATATTCTATTGTGTAGTTTTGTAAAATAAAAACTCTTATTTAATTTGTTTAAACTTGTGTTAAAATAATCTGTGATTGCACTACTAGCACCCGATTCTATTTCCCCTTTAGAAAGTGTAGTAACTTTAGGGTCATACACTATACCAATATCAAAACCAATATATGTATATTCTGGATCTACAAATTCTGGCATAATTGCTACAGGTGTTTTAGGTTCAATAACCTGTGTTCTAATGTTGTCTTTATCTGAGTCTGTTATAACTGAACCCATTTGAGGATTCAAAGAAATAAATACTTTTCCATACATAGGAGGATCGTTCTTTTCTCCTCCCCATACAGAAACAGATGCAACGTTAGGATTACTTGATAATATTAATGCTTCATAATCTGCTGATGTAACAGCTCTATCTCTTGTAGCATTAAAACGTGGTGCATTAAATCTAATTGAATCAATATTTTCTTTTGCTATACCGCCTGATGATTGTGATGCGTTTTGAATACTTTGTACTTCATTACTTCCTGATAATACACCGCTCAATGAAAATGATTTGGCAAAATTACCTAAAGAACCATTAGTAACAATATAATCACATATAATAATATTATCGCTTGTAAGTGCTTTACCTATTACACCATCACCAAATTTTAATTGATAAAGACCGTCTGGTCCTTCTTCTACAAAATATGCTTTGGTTGTAGAAGTTACATTTAAGAATTTATCTTGTTTTGAAAATGTGTCTATTGTTGTAGATGTAGTTGACTCTTTTACTCTTACTCTAATTGTAGAAATATCTACGTTAGGATTAGGTATAGTAAATGGTCCTTGTAATGTAGTAGGCTCTACTACAAATTGATTAGATATCCTTGTACCTTCTTTTACTTCTAAAGAATCAAAGTTGAATTGTGTAACTTTGGCAGATGATGCTGTCTGTCCTGTGTATCTACCATATGCTAATCCGGAGGAAACAGATACACCATAATCTGTTTGACTTGTGGTTCCTAATGTTTCCTTAGCATGATTCATATTCCCATTAGGCATATAAAAAGTTTTACCTGCATATTCTTTGAAAGTATGATTGTGTGCACCAGGTGATGAACTTGTGTCTGCTGCAACTGCTGCTGCTTCTGTTAAATAAACAGGATAATAATAACCTTTGCCGTAATTAGTTGTTCCTGAATCTGTGCCATATATGTAATAAGGACCTGTTCCTCCAGCTGTTGTTGCACTAACAACGGTTGTTTCTTTAGGATAAAATTTGTAAGTTGTTCCGTCTAATGTAGATGTTAATTCTTGATTTCTATTTATTTCTAATGTTGTAGATGTATAACTACTATCTGGTTCAATACTTATATTAACTTTTGCTACAGCTCCTGTTCTAGACTGAGGCGTATAACCTAATGCTTTTGCAATAGATACAACGGACTCTCTTTTAATTGCTGTGTCAATAAAGTTTTCATTAGCAAGCATGTGTGCTAACATACCATTATAATGTGTATTATATGCTAGTAACTCTATTATATGTGATAAACCAGAACCTTCGAAGTCATAATCAGAAAACTCTGACTGGTCTTTTAAAAAGTTTTTTAGATTTGATTTTATTGATGCAAAATCTAATTCTGTTACGTTTAACTGTGCCATCTTACCTTATCCTGTCTAGTTTTAATGAAAGACTGTCTGGTTTGTCTACACCTTTGACATAATAAAATAAATCTATTTTCCAATATAAATTATCGACGTCTTCTTTTACATTAATGTTCTGTATAACTACTCGAGGCTCATATGTTTGAATAAGTTCTTTTATTGTCCTTTCTACCATTGGTTTTATAAACAATGAATTCTCGAATAAAAATTTGTATATTGGTGACTCTATTGTAGGATTAAATTTTCTTTCGTACTTCTTAACTAGCAATAAATTTTTTAAAGACTGTTTTACAGCATTCACATCTAGTTTTTTATTTACATCACTAGAAACTACATTGAGACCAAAAGCCATATCAATGTCTTTGTATATCCTACTTAATTGTCCCTTTGCCATATTAGTATTTATAACGGTTACCCGCCTCCTCCGACCCTAATTCTAGGTACATCGAACTGAACAAAGTCGTCTGTGACTTCTTTTGTAATAGCTTCTACATCTAAATCTAGTTCAAACTTAGGAAAATCTGGTAGTTTACCTGATTTTATAAATGCCACAGGATCTATTTCTGGGAATTTAGTAGGTATTCCTTTAAGTGTAAACCCTACTCCTCCTGCATCTGGGACAAGGTTAGGTATCATTTCACATATTTTTCCTACTTCTAATGACCCTCGTCTAAGAGCTCCTACAACATCATCTAAGTCTTTAAATTCACCAAAGTCTACACCTTCAAATTTTTCCTTCATAGAATCTAATTGTCCTAATAAAGCATCTTCAGCTGCTGCTCCTGCCAATACCATACCTGCTATATCCCCTACAGCATCTTGTAATCCTTTCATTTCTTCTGGTATAAGACCATCTACAATACCTAATCCTATTTCAGGTATTAATTGTTGTACAGCATCTAGTGTTCCATTAATCGCTGCCTCAGCTTCTGCTTTTAATTCGTTTAGTTTACCTAATGGAGACTCCTCAATTAATTCATCTATTTTATCATCGATTATATCAATTGCGTCTGCTAATCCTGCCAAGGCTGCTGCTGGTCCACAAGCGTCTAATCCTCCCAATGCTCCTTTTGCTTTAGCAAAGGCTGCTGCTCCTAATGCAAGTCCTGCTGCTTTAACAAGAGGATCTATTTTCTTTTTACCTTTTGCTTTTCCTTCTGCTGGAGGTGCCCCGGGTGCATTTGAAGTTGCTGGTAAATCTCCAGGTGCTTGTGCTTGTGAGGGTATTCTACTTTGTATTTGTACAAATATATCTATTGGAAATAAATCAAACCTTATATCAGCATTGCCTGTTTCATGTAAATAAAAGTTTAAATGAAAGTTGCCTCCTTCTGTAGGAACAAAAATTTGAGTTGCGGGTGCTGTTCCATCCTTTTGAAAAAGTTTAAATGATTGTCTATCAAAGTCTGTCCAATCTAGGTCACCAAAATTTACAGTTGTTTGACTTCCATTTAAAGGCTCTCCAAATTCACCTTTACTTAATGTCAATGTAAGAGAATTGCCTTTTAGGTTTATACCTGTTGTAAAATCTACGTTTAATTGGGTAGCTCCAAGGAATCCTTTATCTACTGTAATAGGAAGTGATAGAGCCTCGCCTGCAGGTATTTGATATTTAACATACTCTGCCAATATACCAGGCTCGTAAAAAGTTTTAAATATGTTATTTAAAATGCTCATTCAATCTCCTACGTTCCTCCGTTTGGTGCACTTGTATCTGCTCCACCACCTGCATCATTACCATCATTCTGCGGATGTGTATGTGTATGCAATGTTACATCATTAGAAGTAATGTTTCCAGCCGGTCCATCTATACTTAATTCTGGAGCATCTATTTCCATTGAAGTAGCTGCGTCTATATCAATTGTTGGTGCGTCTGTATCAATTGAACCTTCTGCTTCAATAACTTGTTTATAATCTGTATTTGATCCGTCTCTGTCTTCAAATCCTTTTGCTTTTGCCGGTGCATCAGCATCGCCTATAAATTTAGGCCCTACAAGTATAAATTGATTTTTAGCTGTCATAATTAATTGGTCTTTTGCTGACGCTATTTTTTGAACACCGCCTGAGGCCATTACTAAATCCTGGCCTGTAACAAGTTTATCATTTTCTGTAATATTTGTTATACGATGTTTTTTAACATTTGTGCTTTGGAAACTTCCATAATTTTCTTTTACAGAACCATTTACAGTTGTTGTTTTTGTTCCACCAACAGTTTCGTCTTGTCTTAGTGTAACTTTTTCAAAATCTGTTCCTTTAACTATATTAGATCTATTTCCTTCTACGAAAGTGTTCTCATCTGTTTTTACTACTTTTATATGGTTACCATTAATTTTTTCGTATTTACTTCCCACTACTGATAAATGATAATCACCACTGACTTCTTGTATAAAGTTTCCGTCGACAAGCATATTACAATTACCTTGAATAGTTACATTGCAACTTCCTCTAATTAATACATTGTCATTGCCTGCAATTATGTGATAATTATTTCCAACAATATTTTCTACTTTACTTCCGTCGCTATGTATTTCATACCATGTTCCTGCTGGGTGAAATTCATGTATCCTAATATTTTTAGGTGTATTATCTCTTTCGTGTATAATACCTGCTCTTGTTTCGTTTACAACATTATATGGATATATGGAAGTTTCATCTCCTTTTGCTGCTGCACCTTCTTCAGGATATTTAGGCTCAAAGTCTTCTGAAGGATCGTTGTCTGTTGGATTTGCTCTAGGATGTGGCTCGTCCCATGTTTCATTTTCGTACGGAGTACCTGCAACATTGTTTCCTGCTGCACCAAATTCATCTTTGGAAAGATCAGGTGCTTTTGCTATTTTAATACCTGTCTCTCTATTAGAACGTCTGTTTTTTAAATTATAATGTTTCTCAGCATCTCTTCTTGCTAATCTAGAAACATCAGGTTCTCCTGTGCCAGCATATCCATCTGGACTATCTGCCTTTCTCGGCCAGTTACCATTAGGGTCTTCAAAACCTTCTCCTAAATGTTTAAAAGAATCAGGTACTTGTTGTGCTATAGTCCCCCATATAAGAGGTATTTGTGCTTCTTTTCCATCTGCGAAAAATCCCATAACAGTTGAACCACAAACTAAACTATGATTTTCCATGATGCCATTCATTGCTGCTGATTGTACAGGCAATATTGGAGTGGCAAAAGGAAGTGCTTTCGTAGGAACTTCTTCAATATTAGGACTGTGGTGCCCGAATATTCTTACTTTTACTCTTCCTGTTTCTAGTGGATCAATAATATCTTCTACGATACCTGTCCACCATACCATTGGGGGTGATTGTAAATTTGTACTCATGTCATTATATTTATTTCATCGTCATCAGGGCCAATATTTCCTAATAGGCCATTTTTAACTATTTCCATAATTTGTTTTGCTCCATCAGGTGTAAACTCATGTCTTATTGCTGTAACTAAGTAATTGCCACTTAATACAGGATCTATTGCATCTCCACCTGTTGTTTCTTCAGAAATTTTGGAAATCATTCTAGGATAATAAAGTGAAATAATTCTCCCTACTTCTATATCTGTTCGTCCTGGAACTGTAATTTTAAAAGTATAGTCCTTAAAAGAATTTAAATATTCTTGTTTACTACTTTTAGCAAAAGCGTATCCTCCAGCTCCTTTAACATACGCTCCGTCTGTTGTTCCAAAACCATGATTGGAACCTGTATTTAATATTGAATTGCCATACATCATATTAGTTTTAGCTGCTGAGTGTCTAGGTACTCCTGCTGGTGTTCCTATAGCTCCTTCTGTTTTAGGCAAATTTAAAAAATCTTGTCTTATTTTGCAA